AATTGCACGAGCGATTTCCTCATCCAGCATCGCTCTCATCTCAGCCTTGATCCAGGCGATAACGTCGAAATCTGTAATGTCAATGATATCATCACGATCCATCTTCTGCAGCTTGTAGATGGTGGTAGGATCTGTGGTTCTCTTCAGCGTCGTGAAGACCTCTGTCTTCTTCTGCTTACCTTTGATGTAACCTCTTGCCCGGGCCTCATCCTCGGTAATGTTTGCATACTGAGATTTGATACGGCTGAAAGGCGTGTGATGTACACCGTTCATAACGCTGGTTACCCAACCCATTTCTCTGGAGATCCACTCCGGAGGGTTGTTCAGAGACTTGTAATCCGGGAACAGCATATCAGGATCATTGAATCCATATGTCTGGCTACCGGTTGCTGTGGTCATGCCCGTTGTGTCAACTGCTGCATGTGCGAGAACTCCACCGTTCTCAATATTCTGATTTACTGCTTCACGAAGAGAGCCCAATCTCTTTGCATCGTCGAGAATACCCTGGACGTCTGCGTGAGACAAGGTTGTAGCGCTCTGATCGTTGTCAAATACGTTGTGTTTCATATCCTCATTATCCTCCTTATTATCTGAATCTTTCTTAGATCCGCTCTTAGCATCTGTAATAGCCTGACCTACAATGATAGCGACTGCTTTCTTCTGCTTATCACTTAAAGTCTCATAGACATCTTTTACAGTCTCGCCGGAATCTTTACTTGTGTCTGTGTTGCTGCCGGTATTGTCATCTTTGTTTTTGGTGTCGTCATCGGCATGTCTGAGATCTCCATCCATTGAATTGTCCTCCTTCTTGTTTTTATCTTCATTATCTCCATGAGATAACTCAAGATTACCGTCACAATAGAAGATACCTTCATTCTCGTAATCTTCCATTGGCTCGCCATGTGCTACCACTGACTCGATAAACGCGCCAGGGTTTGCGCCTGCAAGAACTAGACTAACTTCACGGATTACACCATGAAGAACTTCCGGTCCTGTCTGCTGAAGGTTGTTTGCCCAGATACTAAGTGCCGTTACGTCACCATGTTGTACCTGTTCTTTTGCATCCTGTCCACTCTGTGTGTTGTTAAAGTAGCAGTAAGCATAAACACCCTCATCCCGGTTTTCCAAAACCGCATGACCAAGAACATCCTTAACTGCATTATGCTGGTGATTCCAAACAAGCGGAACTTTCTGTTTATCATTCACCTTAAATGCATTTCTACGGATGATCCTACCATCGGAGCAGGTCAAATCGTTTTTGGTTGCCCATCCTGCAAAATCCCAATTAGGCATATTCTCATCCTCCTTCTTTTTATTTTGGTATATATTCATTCTTTGCTGTAAATCAGTCGATCTTCATCATCTAAATCAATCGCGGTTCACTTTGTGTTTTAGCCAAATCGATTTATTTTGAAATACGATCAAACTTTTTCTTCAACAATATCTGATACCTCTTTTGTTACTGTTTCTGTTGAATCCGACCCTTCGTCTGGATGATTCAGGTTGCTATTACGCAATTCATCAGCTTTCGGATCTTTAGAAGGTCGTAATCCAACCTTGGAACGGATCTCATTAGAACTCATAATTTCATTTCTCGTGAACTTGTCAGAGATTTCAGCTAACTGACTAACAGGAATCAACTTAAACGGATCTCTGAAATATCGAATTGCCTGTCCTTGTGTCCTAGCGGTCTTAGAAAGCCACTTTCGTTCGAATTCTTCTGTGATAGCAGTCATGATTGGATTGATTGACCGTTCATAGTACTGTAATATTGTATTCTCGTCAGCTGTACCGTCGAAAATACTTTGAGTCAATCCCAACTGATTGTATAAATCAAGGGTCAGATCCTGTGCCTGTGACCAGAGGTTGTTTTCCACGGATCGGTTAAGCTGTGTCACGTGTTCTGTTCCATCAATGTAGCCAATACCGTACTGTGAACCAGTCAACTGTGCTTCCAGATTCTTTCGCCGTTGCTCTGCTTGAATCTCTCTTGCTTGTGACTTAATTGCGTAGGGAAGCTGAATAATTAAATCCATCTTACCAGCGCTGCATTGTTCATTTGTACGATCCAATTGGTTCAAAACTCGTATCAATCGCTGTAAGGTTGAGTTCGTCTCGTTCATCAAAGAATAGAATGGATTCTCGATGATAGCAGTTGTCCACTTGCTAACAACTAACTCTTGTTTTTTGCCGATTCGTTCGTTGTATACCTCTACTCGAACTGATGTCGGATACCATTCCAATATTTTTCCGACTCTGGCTGTGTAGATCTTGTAAGATTCTGAATCTTCCGGATTGAAGTCAGAATCGATTGGAATGACAGCTACACATCCTTCATCGAACATTGACATAACAATATCCTGAATCAGGTTTCGTCCAGTTTGATCGAGATTAGCCTCTGTAGTCAGAACATTGTTCAGATCTGACTTGATGATCTCTTCAAGATTTCCTTCTTCGTTAAGCCTAACATGATTCACATTGATCATAGCTGCATCTACTGCAATTCTGTTATAGATTGAATTAACAATAGATCGAGAATTAACTCTTGATAATCTTAATCGATCCGGACGTACCGATGTTCCATATCCAAAGTATCGTGGTGTGGGATCTCGTCCCAGAAATGCATTCCAACCATTTCGGAATCTATCTGTTATTTTGGGCATTACCTACTTCCTCCTGTTATAAAGTTTCCAAATACTCTTCTCCAACACTCATAAGGTAATCGATATTGGCTTGTGCCACATTAGCACCCTGTCTAACATAGGTGTCTACAAACCACTGTCCTGCTCTTATTCCTATTGAAGTAAGAAGTGTTTGAACCTCTGGTGAATTTAAAGCCTGAAAACCAGCTGCTGCTATTCCGGCAATAGTCAAAGAAGTTATCGCTGTGTTAAAGACGACTTTTGCAGCAACCGTTGCACCTAATAAAGCACTACGAACTGCCATACGACCAATTGATGATGCTGTCTTTTTGACATTCTCTTTTATTTTTTGTTTTTTTTCTTCTCTAGCACCATCACCGTCGCCAGTACCCCATGCGTAACGTCCTGAGCCTCTTCCAGGAGGATTGTCGTCATGTCCTTTTCCGTAATGCACGAGATCACGAGTAGGAGCTATTACATAATTTTCATACATTGCTTTTAGTCCTCCTATTTGTTCTTTTTGTTCTGCTGATTATTGGAGTCTTTTGTTCCGCTAAGACGCTTTGATGCTCGATCAATCTGATCCACTAAATCAAGACTAGTTCTGGTCCAATCTTTTACATCACCAACTTTTTTCATGATGTTATTTACATCTTTCCATCCTTTTTCAAAGTCACTTTGAACATAGCCGTTCATATTAGACTCCCATCTGATTCGACTAAGAGCTTCATCACGTTCTGCTTGTGTCAGTTCACTTTTATACTGCATAACTTCAGCGGCACTACCTTCTTTTAATACACGCTGTTTCTCTGCTTCATGCTCTTTTTTAGCAGTGGCTGCCTGCCTGGCTTTCACGAGATTAGCATTGGCTACTTTTCTTGCTTTCTCAATGGTTTTAATCTCTTTCTTTGTTAAGGTTGTGTCACCAACATTTCTGGCATTACTAGCTGCTCTGGCCTTATTAACAGCCTTCCATTCTTTCTCTGTAATTTCGTACTGTTTTTTAGCCACTGATCTTTTTGTAGAACTGTATCCTTTTGGAACTGCTTGTTTCTTTCCAGATCCCCACGCATAACGTCCTGAGCCTCTTCCAGGAGGATTATCATCATGTCCTTTTCCGAAATGATACAATTCATTTGAGCAAGGCATATTACCAATATAATATGTCATGATAATTACCCTCCTTTACGATGTTTTATTTCGGTATACATTATATACTTTCTCGAGATCAATACCTTTGGCAGTGGACGTGCTAACTGCTTTTGTAACGGCTTTTGTACCACTATCCACAACTTCTTCAGATGCTTCACTGATTTTGGTGGTGCTAGCAGTCGAAGTCTTCATAAGCTCATTTACTCGATTCTGTATCTCCTGATAATGTTCGCCAATA